CGGACATTCAACGCAGGCGCCCGCCGGCATGGTCAGGGTGACCCTGGCCAACCTCCAACGCATCGTCGACGAAGCCATCAGGAACAACAGCGTATGAGCCATGCACGAGCCCGCCAGGCCATCGAGATCAAGCTGATGGCTTGGGCCACGTCGCGCCCGATCCGGGTCGCCAACTTCGAACAGGGCTTTGAGGCCGGGCCGGACGAAACCTATCTGCAGGCGTTTCAGCTGCCAGCGGGAACAACTTGCCGCTACCTGGGCGGCGAGGCCTACGAGTACACCGGGGTCTACCAAGTGAGCATCGTTTGCCCGGCGGGACAGCCGCTAGCTGCCGCCGAGACCCTGGTCGAAGAGCTCTCGAACCTCTTCCGCGTGGACTCGGCACTCAGCCGCAACGGCTTCGAGGGCCTTGTCACCGAGCCGGTAGACCAGGGCTCAACCATCATCGAGTCGGCGACCTACACGGTGCCGGCCAGCTTCACCTACCGCGGTGTCGCGGACCAACTGCCCGCTGGGGCGTAACCACCCGCCGCTCGGCGGGTTATCAAGAGGAAACAAACCATGGCCGCACGCTTCCCGCTGCCAAACGGCGCAGTGCTGGAGATCGCACGCGTCATCGGCGCTGCTGTCCCATTCACCGCGCTGACCAACGCCAAGCCGCCGGTGGCTACTGCTGCCGGCCATGCCGTCCAGAACGGCGCCGTGCTGCTGGTCAGCTCCGGCTGGGCAATGATCAACGACCGTGCCGTCAAGGCATCCAACGTTGCCGACGACGCTTTCTCCCTGGCTGGCCTGGACACCAGCGACATTGAGCTGTTCACCGCAGGCGCGGGCATTGGCTCTGTTCTGCCTGTCTCCGACTGGGTGCAGATTTCTAAGGTCACCTCCTTCAACTCCGCAGGCGGTGAGCAGCAGTACACCACCGTCGGCTACCTCGAGGATGACGACGATAAGCAGTACCCGGCCAACCGCAACCCCCGGACCCTGACCATCGTGGTCGAGGACCAGCCTAGCGCTGCCTACGTGGAGACCGTCGAGGGCTACGATGCCTCGAAAGAGCTAACGGTAATCCGCATGAAGCTCCGCAACGGCGACCAGATTCTGTATCCAGGCTTCGTGAGCATCACACCGGACCCGACCATGGAGCGGAACAACGTTATGACCCGCACCATCAGCGTCGGCCTCTCGGCCCGTTCGCTTCGTTACCTGGCTGGCGCGTAAGGAGCCCTCATGGCGAAGATCAAGATTGCTCAGAACCCGACTTTTTCCGCCATGGTGCAAGTGCCACGGATCGGCGGCGAGCCGGCGCCCGTGGAGTTCCAGTTCCGCTACATGGACCGCGTGGCCCTGTCCGCAATGTTCGACCGCTGGAATAAGTCGCGCGACGCCTGGGCGGAGAAGGCCCAGAAAGACGGGGCGACGTGGGAGGAGGTAACCACTGGCGAAATCGCTCTACAGGCCGATCAGCTGGGAGAGATCGTCACAGGCTGGGACCTGGAGGACGAGTTCAGCGGTGAGGCTATCGCCAATCTGGTGCGCACCTGCACCGGTGCACCGAAGGCGGTTATCGATGCCTTCCAGGCTGCCTACAGCCCGGCCCGCTTGGGAAACTGAGGGCGGCGGCCCGGGCCTGCTACGAGCGGGGCCCTACCGCCGACCAACTTACGGTCTTGGGACTGACCCCAGAAGACATCGATGAAGAAGAGGTGGAGGTCTGGCCGGATGCGTGGCCTGCCTTCCGCCTGTTCGATGCTATGGGCACCCAGTGGAGGGTGGGGCCGGGCGGGCCGTCAGGGCTGGACTACACCGCCATCTCCTCGACGGCAGCAATGCTTGGCATCAAGCGTGGTTGCCTCACCGAAATTTTCCCCGATCTCCGCGTCATGGAGGTCGAGGCCTTGGCCGTCATCGCGGAAATGCTGGAGTGATACTATGCCACTCCGGGTGGCTTCTAACGTCCTTTGCGGGCATGATGCGGTCAGGGAGCTACCATGATTGCGATTAAGTTGCCCGTTGTTTCCGCTACTACGTGCTGACATTCGATGAAAAATGCGGTTTAATTCACCGTAGTGAGGTTTTGCATGCGCCATGCGCATTGGTTTTCTAGGCCTCACATGCTCGTGTTGTGAGCAGTCCAACAGGCCTTCAGGCCTTAGATTTCGTCTCGCGAATCTGGTGGAAAATCAATGAAAGCACGCCCACGTAGTGAGCGCAGAAACCGTCCAGCATTGCTGAATGATGCGGCGTTGACATTGGCAGCTGAACGCGGTCAGGCACGACTGGTAGCCATGGGGCGTAAATCTACTAAGCAATGAAGCCAGTCGTCGTATCGACATCCCTCAAAATCGACCTTGGCAAGGATGCTTCAGTAGCGCTAGCTACTGAATTCCAGCTCTACAAAGCTGGGCAGACCTATCTCGGTGAAATTTTCGGCAAGGATGTGCCTTTCATAAAACCTAAGGCCGTGGTAGAGGAAAAACTCTGGCATGTGCATTTAGAAACGGATCTTGTCACAAAGCGATGGGATCGTTTGGCCAGCCAGGAAGCTGATCAAGACAGGTTCACCTCTGATCGGATACTCGTTTACACGATGATGGGTGATTTTTACCTGCAACCCTTCCTCCTATTGACAATTTTGGATCCAGGGCATTCGCAAATGTCGGATCCGATTTTCATGCGCTCATTGGTTGAGCTGACGGAGATTGAGAGATCTGCATATGCACGAGATCCAGCCAATGAGGATTGGATAATCGTGAAGTAAAGCCCAGTTGTGTGCT